GCTGCTGCTGGATTAGCACCTGAGGACGACGATGGCAATGCTGCCTCGCAAGGGACAAGCAAGGCTCAACCTGATCAAGACCCGCTTGCATTACTAAAGCCGCACGAGGCTGCCATAATCGTCTTTGCAGATTCATTGGGTACAATCATAGAGGGAGTGCATGAACTACCCTCCTCGTGGCTTAAAGACCCACACAAACTTATTGATAAAGCCAATGAGTATGCTGCCAAGAATACAGTGACTAAGGAGGTAGCGAAATGAGTAACTATCTTGCATTTGATATTGAGACAGGGCCGACCAAGAATGCCCTATCCTACTTCTCACGCAGTGAAGTGAAGCTTGGTAACTTACGTGATCCCAACAAGATCGAAGCCAAGCTTGCTGAAGCGGAGGATGAATTCCTAGACAAAGCTGCACTTTCCCCTATCACAGGGAAGGTGCTGGCAGTCGGATTTACTGATGGTGCAGTGCATGAAGTGCTGACCTACGAGAGTGAGAAACGTCTGATTAGTGAGACACTGGAGCGGGTAAGTGATCAGTTAATGAAACAAAAGCCTGTTGTCGGCTGGAATATCATCAAGTTTGATTTCCCATTCCTCTTCAAACGGGCAATGATGCTTGGTGTACCCTGGCCGCAACATATCTGGGATCTCAAGAAGGGATACGCACACAGTCAGATTATCGATTTAATGCGGTACTGGAATATGGGAGACTGGAAGGAAATGACCAAAATGGACACAGTGAATCGGTTTCTGTGTGGCTTTGGCAAACCCAGTGGTGTCACTGGAGCTGACTTCGCTCGGCTCTTTAACGGATCTCCTGAAGAGCGGGAGAAAGCAATCGACTACGCATTGAACGATGTAAAGATCCTCGATAGTCTTGCACGTAAGATGCTGAATCTCTAACAATTTGGCAGCAGGTATATGGATGTTGTGCGGAAACGAGACACGGCCCATAATAGCCGAAGAGTCCTAAGTACCTGCTGCCACTCACTTTCCTATGAAAAACTATAACATACAACTAATCCTAACAATACACACGAACCACGAACACCTAGTCCAGGTGGCAATGAAGTACCTATGAAAACACTAAGCACTATCGCAAAAGAAAACGCAACCAAGGCCAAAGTAAAGAGGTCTATGCATAAAATGAATATGATCCACGTAAGGAAGAATGCTCGCTACATAGAAAGAGTCACTGGAGTGGATGTGACACAAATACTAAAAGAGAAAGGAGTGGAGTTGTGAATAAGTATAAACTCAAACGTGACATGCCGCCACGCCGTTCACCAGAGGAAATCTTGCGTTCGCTCGGTCTAACTAAGGAGTCGGTGCAACGGACTGCGTCTGCTGTCCAACTCAAGGCAATTTGCAGGAAAATACCACGGGTAGCTTGACAACCTAGCACAGAGTATCCAGTGTGGGTGCTGTAATCGGTTGTGACAGACCGAATGCGAGTAACGCAAATGAACCTTTATATAATAACTTTACAGCCTCTCAGGTTGAGTCAAATGGGATACATGGTTCTCCCTCTGTCACTGACTCCTTGAGGGGCTGAATTTTTTAGGAGTGGCGATGATTGAACGACCTCAATTCAACTTAATGAAATCTTTCTGGGATGCAGGAAAAACTCTTCCAGATGAGATGCGTCTGAAGTATTACGATGCGTTATTGCAGTACGGATTTACACAAACTTTGCCTGAAAATATATGTGCAGTAGCAAATGCGTTACTAGTTTCAAACAAGCCAATCCTTGATATTAGCTGGACTCGTTACCTTGCTAAAGCAGGAAAAACAAAACAAGAACAAACCGAAATCAAATCAAAATCAAATCAAGATCAAAAGCAGATCAAACAGGATCAAATTGAAAAAAACGGGGGTAAGGAAGAAGGAGAAAGGAAGAAGGAGAAAGGAGAAAGGAAAATGGAAGTAGATACTACACCCCTTAATCCCCTCAAGGGGAAAAGGAGTCCTAAGAAAACTGCCTTGCCAACAATTCCATCAGAACTAAACCAGCCAATATTCACAACAGCATGGCAAGAGTGGATACAACATCGCAGTGAGTTACGAAAGAAACTGACACCAAGTACAGCTACTAAACAACTGCAAATGTTATTACCAATGGGGGCCGACCACGCAGCCGCAGTGTTAAACCACAGCATCACTAAGGGATGGCAGGGTTTGTTTCCTGATGATGTACCAGCACCAACTACACCAAACGAACCTGAACCACAATACTTTGAACCTGCCAATAGAAGCGAAATCCTAAAGGTGTTTCCAGATCGCACAGATTTAGTGGACACACCTTGGAGCGAGTTGACTTCTGATGTGCAGCAAGTGATAACCGAGAAATGTAAAGAACTATGAGCGTAGTTACAGATAAATGGTTTGAGTATAAAGACTTAAATGCCGACCTAAGTCAGGAAGAAAAACATCAGCTTGGGTTAAGGAGTGAAAACTTACTTGCTAAAGTAGATTTCATGGAACTGGATAGTCGGTGCTTTGCGTGTGGAGAGATATTAGAGACTCCATATATCTACTGGCATGGTGTTGATGGGAGTGTCATTGGGGAAGCTAAAGGTATTAGCTTACACGAAACATGTTCTCGTGACCTAATGAAGGCAATAATTCGTGATGCAGATGAGATCACACAAATGAAGCAAACACTATGATCGACATACCAACACCCTACAACCAATACGCAGAGGAGTTCATCCTTGCCTCTACCTTTCTCGATGATCGAGTGGTTGGCGACCTGATCTCTTCTGGCGTATCGGAAGACACATTCCACGAATCCATACACCAAGATGTCTGGCGTATTGTAAAGCAATACTATGCTGAAGGCACAGTTTTCGATGAGGTCGGTGTGGCTCAGGAGTTGAATGATCGCTACGATTATGCCGAGCCAATGGCAGTGGTGAATCAAATCTCTAAAGCCGCTGAGACTACTACCAGCACGTCGATCTACGTGAAGGTATGTATTGATACCGAACGAAGACGAAAACTCCTTAGAGCGGCAATAGAATGCGTTGATTCGGTACGTAAGGAATCTGATCCTGATGAGATACAGGAGAAACTTACACAAACACTACAGGAAAGTGGGCAGGATATTCTTTCTGATGCCGATATTCCCACTGAAACCAGCAAGGTCATTGACGACATACGGGAACGCAATAGCAAGCAGACCAAGTTTGTCGGCATCTCCACTGGATTTCCACTACTGGATTACTACCTTTCAGGCTACAGACCTGAATCGTTGAACATTCTGGCAGGGAGACCAGGTGCTGGAAAGACGAGTCTAGCCCTACAAATCGCACTCAACATCCTGCATCAGCAGATACCAGTACGCATTTGGTCACTGGAAATGTCAGCACAACAACTGCTCGCAAAGTTGGTTGCAAACCTCAGTGAAGTTGACCCGAACCGCTCTAAGGATGGACTCATTACTGAAGCTGAGTTTGAGTTAATGGAACAAGCACGTTACCGACTGAGCCACTTACCGCTTTTTATCTCGGACGCAAGCCATGTCACAGTGGATCGAATTGCTGCACAACACAGGCGTGACCTAGTAAAGCATGGTCAGTGCATGGTTGTGATTGACTACCTGCAACTAATTCGTAGCACTGACCGCAAACTAAGCAGGGAGCAACAAATCAGTAGCATGAGTAGAGACTTGAAATGTCTATTCAAAGACACACAAACGCAAGGCATCGTGCTATCGCAGCTTAACCGCAACAGTGACCAAGCCTCAGAACCTAAGCTTTCTGATTTAAGGGAGTCGGGTGCGATAGAACAGGATGCCGATACTGTCATGTTCATTTATGGCGAAGGGCAGGTCAAGCTAGGCAAGAACCGACATGGTGCGGAAGGTAAGCTTACAATGAACTTCAACAAACCAATTTCTAAATTCACCCAACAATAACACTAACGAAAGAAACACTATGAGTTACAACTGGCACAGCGACGACTTCAATCAGAAGCTACGTGAACATGAAAGATATATGGATGCACTGATGGATCACCACAACGGCGAGGAGCCTGAGTACGATCCTGAAGATGACATTGACGATGACCACCCGAAACTTATGAGACTGAGAGGAGAAGTAGAATGATTGTCATGCCAACTACTAACACAGGAATAATATGAACCACAAACCAAGTAAGGATGAAATCCTGCGTGATGAAGCTATCGCACGTTTTACCGAGAAAGCTACCAGTAAGTTCAACGCTGGTATTCAAGAACATAATCCCAATGGCGGTAATGACTTGGAAGATCGTGCTACGTTTGCCGACCTTGAAGACGAGATTATTGATTTGTGGTTCTATATTCAGGGACTCAAGCGTAGAATACACAGAATATGAAGTACTGTCATCTCTGTGGTCATCGAATGCAGGTAGCAGACACACGAGAACTATCAGAAAACTTAGACAACTGTCATGCTTTCGGGTGCGTCAAGTATGGTCTTGCTGCTGGTGAAAAGCGTGGCATTGTTAGGGAAAGACGTTGCCCAAACTGCAATGAAACTGTGTACACAAGGGAAGTTGTAATACACATAAAAGAGCGTAATCCCACGAGGTTCAAATTATGAGTGCTTGACATGGGCAACTACTTGTCTAGCGTTTTAATCATCTTAGGAGTGAAGTCCTTTAACGTAGATAATCTTTACATGTAACCCTTTCGGATTGAGCGATGGCTGCTACGGCCTTACTTCACACGCTCTCCGAAGGGGTTTTTTATTTGATATGAGCTACAAATTAGTAGAACGGACAAAGAGAGGTCACTGGATAGTAGAGTACACCTGCTCAAGTTGCGGCGGTGTTTTTCAAACCAATATACATAAGTTTCGTCGCAAGAAAACATCTATGTGCCAATCTTGTGCGAGAGATGACCGCTTAAAAAAACACGGATTAACGAAGCACCCTCTGTATATTGTATGGGATGGAATGAAGCAACGCTGCACCAACCCGAAAGCTATGAGTTATGTTAATTATGGTGGCCGAGGGATCTCTATTTGCGAGGAGTGGCTTGAGTCATTTCAAGCGTTTTATGATTGGGCTATAAAAAACGGCTATCAGAGTGAACTATCTATCGACCGCATAAACAATGATAGAGGTTATAGTCCTGAGAATTGTAGGTGGGCTACTCCACAGCAGCAGAATCACAATAGACGTATGCAATACAATAACCAATCAGGTATAATAGGGGTTATTGAATATCCGCAAGGCTGGCGTTGGTATCTTACGCATCAAGGGAAACAACACTCAAAGCGAGGATATTCCTCAAAACAATCTGCGTTAAATGCAAGGAATCTTTTTATCAAAGCAAATGATCTTCCGCACAAGATTCAAACATTGTAATATAGTTGGCTCACCTGACCTTTAGTCTTGTGTAGTTCAAAGGCTTGTGTACCCCTTTTATTTCCAAGGTAGCCCATCGACGCATGCCATGCATCACTACTGGCAAGACTACTCAAGAATGTAACCTCTAACCCGCTCGACTCATCAACAACATACGGGGGAATGACCTTGCGTGTATGCACATGGCCTAGCCTTGCGTACCTGTGCTTGGTCTGACCCCAGAGTTGAGCTTGCTCTGCTGCCACTACCTTAGCCCAATGATCGGCCTTGAGTTTATCTCCATGCCCGTAGCAGGATAAACACTCACCCCATGTCGCATACTTGCGTGGTGTAGACTGGTTGCATACTGTAATGCGTTCCTCTTGCCACCAGAAAGCTTCTAATACTTGTGCAAGCCAACGACTGGACTCTTGATCGTGGTTGCCTTCAATCACGTAGATTTCAAGTTGTGGAGCGTACAGTGAAAGCAAACACACCGCATCATACACGGCTGCGATCAGTTTCTTGATCACCAAATTGTACCTCGTATCCACATCCAATTGATGTTTACTCGCCTTGGTCTGGTTACTGGAGTCATCCATGTGCAACGTATCACCACCAAGAACCAAGCGTATCGTGTGTGGTTTGTTCAACCTGGTTGCCAGATCCTCAATAGACTCCATCAATCTGCGAGCTGCAATGTCAGTATCGTAATCCGCATCACCAGTTTCGTCAGCACAAGCATACATTCCGAAATGCAAATCGTATGTGCAGATTTCCGCACAAATGCTATCGTGTGCATACTTGCGTGGTGGTCGCTTCTTAGGCAAGTATCCCTGATCCTTCACCCGTTTCACCAACCCTTCTACAAAGTCAGCACTGAATGCACGTTCTGCCGAATACTTGTGCCATGCAAGCTTTGCCTCACCATCAGCACCATACAGCACAGACTGCCCGTGCATGTGCATCTTGTCAGGAGTGATGGCATCTCCTGTAGACTTCTTCCAGCCTTTTGCTTTCGCTTGATATAACGATGCTTGGACTGAAGGGCGACTAACTCCTAGTATTTTTGCTGCCCTATATTGCGAAAGACCTGCCTCAATCAGTTGCGTTACTTGCTTCTGCCTTAGCGTGAGTTCCTCCATAATGCTGCCTAATGTTGCATATACACTACGCTATGTCAATAGTGGTGTGGTTTCAGTCTCGTGACAAAAACATATCTAACTCAGGGTACTCTTTACGCAATCGCACCCACTTGAGATACGCTTGACACTCACGCAGTGTTGGTTCACGTCCGAGTAGCTTTATTAGAGTCTCTCTCACTCCAAGTACTCACCGACATGATGATAAAACATCTCATGTATATCCTCTGCCGTCATACCTTCCCACTGTTCACCGTCATACTTACGCACACTACGCATCTCTTCTGTAAAGTTACTCAACGCTACCTGTACATCCAATGCCTGAGCATACCTACGCACCTCATCTGGGTCGTAAGCGTTGAAAGTTGCCATAAGTAGGTGTGGCATGTTATTCTACCATTTGACCTTGTCCGCCCAATATGCAGCAGACATTTTACCTTTTGATATGTTCTTAGCGTGTCTGGCTTTGAATGATTTTCTTTTTGCTTTCATTTGTGCTGATTCACCTGCTTTAGGTTTACCAGCAGTCTTAGCACCTTGCTCACCAAAACGAATAGTCTTTATCTTATCACCTTGTTTAGCTACAACAACGTGTGACTTTTTAGGGTGGCTAGGAGTTCTTTTAGGTTTATTGAAACCTGACACTCCTGCTCTTGCTAGTCTTGGGTCTTTCTTGCTCATTTAATGCACTATTTTCTTTTTTAATTCATATCGTGTCAAGCCTTTGCCTGAGCCGTAGATTATCCATCTTCACACCTCCACTAGGTCAGAACCCCAACACACTGCAAGGAATCCTAGATTAAGGTAGTGCTTCTCACAACCTGCCACCATCTTTGTCCAATAATGCAGCCTAGGTCTATGCTCACACACTGCACGTACCTCAAGATACCAAGTATCAAACATCGTGCCGTTTGCCAGTGCGTCCATTTCTGATTTGCGAACACCGAACTCAATGCCGCACCAGAAGACGTGTATTGTACGTAACCAAGTTGTCATTGTGGTTCCTTTGCTGCAATTATTTCGTCAAACTCTATACTAAAAGCACAACGCTCTACCGACCCATCTTCAGAATGAATAGCAGGGATATACACCTCAAACCAGTAATCACCAGCGTCATCCCCATCCGCAATAATGGAAGCGGAACAAAATGCTCCATTACTGTATGTGCCACTCCATTTCAGGAGCAACTCGTTCAAATCCGCACGAAACTGCTCCTCGGCATTGTCTGTTTTTTTTAGCATTGTGATTACGTCGTCAAGTGTCTTCATATCACTCATTGGTTATTGTGCAGGTTATCTCGCTAATGATCTCACTCTTAACTATCTCCAGTGCGGTAATGCCCAGAGTAGGAGGTAATCCACTATTGCGGCAAATGGCATCCAGTGTGGAACATAACTCTTCGAGGGTGAGTTCTTGTGGTTCGTCGGTATCGTCCAGTATGTTCATGCCCCGACAAATGTGGAGGTATCAGAAGATGTCAATTATTTATTCAACCACCTGAATATTAAACTTACCTGACCGCAACTTCTTTAGCTTGTGGAGTCGGTCAGCTTTCTTCTGTGCTTCCTTCTCCTTCCCCATGCCGAGTTGCCAGTATATATTCTTACCCGCAACAGGTGTCAGTTGAGTGCTATGCCAATCTTCAATCCTATTACGTTCACCCATGTGTAAACCCACGATATCAGCTGCTGGATAAGTGATAAGCTGATGAGGAACAAGAAGATCTAGTGCAAATGAACCAACCCTCATTTTTTGTTGATATGGGTTATCAGTATCAAACATGTTCTTGCTTTGGTATATCTGGAACCTATTGATACCTGTGAGTGTTTGCGTCATGCTCTCAACCGCACGATCTGATAGCGTCACATCTCTACCTAGAATGAAATCCTTGAGTACCGTGGTTCCCATTGTAGTCCCTGAGAATAGTGCCACGTACGTGCCATACGTGCCAACCGCTTCCGCAAACTCACTTGGAGATTTAGCCTTGCGTATATCAGCTATCAACTCACTACGCATGAAGTTAATGTGTCGCAACATGAATGACTTCAACGCATACGTAAACCTTAAATTTGGGTTCTTCAGATACGCTGTCGGCATATGTACGGAATTGAGCGGGTGTATCTGTGTGATCTCATTGAACACTGCCTGTGATACCAGCGGATCGTCTACATCACCACGCTGCAATGCTGCAACTAAATCATCATACTTCTCACCAAAAATCTCCTTCTGTTTACGCTCCAACTTGTTACGCAACTTACTACCATCGGGTGCATTGGCCCACTTCCTTAGTCTCGTATAGTGCGTGTTGGTTCCAAGTGACTTCATTGCTATATCTAGTTTCTTGAACGCAGCCCACTTGAGTGATTTATTAAGCAAGACTTGGGAAAATCTATTCCACCTCTTTGCTGACTTGATATTGCCTTTAAGGTCTTTAATCCCCTCACGCAATCCATCACCAGTAGTCAGTATGTCGGCGGCGATGCGGTCTTTACCATAACGATCAAAACCAAACTCCAGCTTGCGATTCCTGATAGCATCCTTGAGTGCCGTACCAAAAGCAGCAGGATCTTTACATGCCATGATTGCGAGGTCAGGCACCTGGCTTAACGTACTAATTGGATTACCAATGGTTGCCGCATAAAATAGATTCTTGTAAGCATTACGTGCATCCGATGCTGTGCGTCCACTATTAACAGCAAAGTCATTTAGCAGGTTCTTTAGCTTACGCATATCAGCAGGATCTGGGACTAACCCCTGTGCACTCATCTTCTCTAGCATCTCATCAATCGAACTACCAATAGATTTCTCTATGATCCTCCCATATACTTGAGGAGGTACATTGTCAGCGGACTTACCTAAGAAAGTATTCATATTGGTACGCTCCACCACACTGCCTACATACTGTGAAAATGCGTCTCTAATATTCTCATATGCTGGCATGTCATCCACATCAAAGTCGTCAATCTTCCTGCGGTTCATATAGCTAGGACTGCTACGTTCCTGTTGACGCACCACCTCCGAGTAGATTTCCATCTTCTCTGCCTGAGTCGCCCTTGCACCGATCTGCTGCTCGAACTCATCAACTGCTGCCTTAAATACATCATCCTCTGTGTAGCCACGAATCTTACGCAGCAACTCCAGATCCTTTACTTTGGTCGGGAAGTAATTAGGGCGGTGCTTTATATCCACACCTGCGTACTGTGCATTGAGTAACAAGTCATCCAACACATCCTCCACTTCCTTATGTGCCTGTTGTAACGCACCTGCTTGCCCTCCTTGTGATGGTGTTGCTCTGTTAAAGGCGGCATACAGTCTTTGTCTGTCACCACGATGCAGTGCTACCACTATCTCATTAAGGTCATCCTGACTTATTGCCTTTGATTTCCATAATGCGTCCAGTGTTTCAAAGAATGGATTTGCTCTATGGATATAGTTTGATGCGTCCTCTAAATTCCTTCGAGCTACACCCTGCACACTATTCCATGCCAGTGGGCTAATGTCTTTGATGCGTTGATCGTGTGGCTTGATTAAATAATCAAATGGCTTGAGCGATGGCAACAACCCTTTAGCTTTACCCATCTTATCAACCAAAGCACCACGGGGGACTGGCATCATAAATCCGAGCAGAAAACCTGTAAATGGATTGCCATCGTTCTCTTCTGCGGTCTGTGCTCCGAGATAACCCATACCTGTACGAAGTCCAAGTTCCCTTGTTGCCAGTTTACGCAGTTCTTGGAAGTCACCAGTGTACGCATTGATACCCAACACTGAGCCAGGGTATGCCTCTTCTGCCATACGCTCATACTTAGTCAGCTTGTCACCTGTGTTATTGAGTAACTGCTCTTGCTTGAGTTGTGTTACCTCATCACGAATGCGGTTCCTCTCCTTCTTTGATGCACCCCTACGTTGCTGAATTACAGCAGTGCGATCACGTAACTCAGTAAGTCTATCCTCTATCTCTACGTTTCTTGCATACTCAGGTGTGACCGCAGCACTATCCCCTTGTGAGACTGGCGTGGATGTAGGCTCTTGGATTTGCCGTGCTTGCATAGCTTCTTGCAATCCTTCAACCTTTGATGGCGTAATGTCTGCTGGTTTTGGTTGCTGCTCCTGCAATAAGCGTTGTTGTGCTGCTTCTGCTTGCCGATAGTCGTCCGCTAGGTTTCTACCCGACATTGCACTCTTGGCCTCAGAAGTTGGTGGCCTGTCTTGAAACTGCTTTGCGAGTGCTGCGTTCTCTGGTGATACATCCTTGTACTTGCTCATGATCCCCTCACGAACTTCAGTCCATCCATCAGGTTTCAACTCGTCCAGTTGTTGTACCACATCTGCCTTCTTCATTCCCTTGAATGTGCGGTAACTATCAGTTGCCAGATTAAACACATTACCAAGTAACATTGCTTCCAGTCCTGACATGACCCTATTGGGATTCTCTGGAGATAGCACAAAGGTCGGTATGCCGTATGCAGCACCTAATGCGAACTCACCAGCACTGGTTGCTCCTAAAGCCGCAGGAGATACCTTCCAGCCTCCTTGTGCTCCAGCTTTAATAACCTGTGATAATCCCTTCTTGGCAAGTCCTTGGTACAAACCTACGCTTCCGCCGAATAAGCCTGCAACCTCACCTATGGTTTCCCATGTGCGGTTCTGAGGGTAGGCTACATGCTCCAGTGCTGTTGCTTTATTACGAGTCTCGGCAATCTCGTCATCTCCTTTTATCTTGCCTGCCAACCACACACCAAAGTCAGAGAATGGTCGGGTCACTCCTTCATAGAACTGCATCTGCCATGTTTCAGGGTCAGCAAAGTATTCTGGGCCAAGTTCCTCATGTGACTGGATCATATTATCCAGTGCTTTGCGGGCTTGTACCTTTGCCTCGTCCGCTTTATCTGATCCCCGCTGGTGTAGTATCCCACCGATTACAGCAAGACTACCCTCATCCAACTGACTGAGTTTTACATCACCTTTATCAACTGCATCATACAAACGCTCGATGCCCGTGTCGTATAGTGGAAGTTCTTTGATTTTTCGTTTCTTTAACCCAAAGCCATACTTCCGTCTGTCTTCTGTTTTATCAACCCAATCCATAGGTGAACTACCAATGGGATCATCCGTGCCATCCTGCTTGAAAACCAAATGGTTCGGTAGAGCCATGAATGTAGCCATACCTTCATCAGCGTACACCTCATAGAACGTATTAATGTATTCATCCTTGCCCGTCTTATCAAGAGAATCAAATAATCTAAGTTGATCCTCATTGCTCTCTAGGTAATTAATCAGAGCATCCTGACGTTTTGAGAGTGCTTCCTCCCTATTGGCAGCAGGTTCTTTTTTTTTTACAAATGAATTAAAGAGTAATGCCATGATTCTTACTGATTAAGATAGTTACGCATATTGGAAGTAGCCTCTTCTTTATTGAACTGCGTTGGTGTGGGTTCTGGTGTGACTGTCTCATTGGTCGGCATTCCCATGAGTTGGTCATTTAGATTGAGGTACTGCTGGATTTGCTTTGTTACCATTGGTGTTAACTTAATGGTGGATTTCTCCTTCTTGCCATCCAATAGGAACTCCAACTTCATTGTATTTTTTTTCTCATCAAATTTTACCGCATCACTACCGCCCTCTTTTCCAAGACGATACATTTCAGCTACAATCCTTGTGTTGAGTTTTGGTGTGATGAGTGAATCACCAAGATGTTTAACCTGTCCCTTGAGATCTCCGCTCTCTCCCATAAGAACAGATAAACGCTTGCGGCTTGCCTCCGCTTGTTGCTCTAGTGGTAGCTTGGCGATGTGTCTCTCTGCTTCAGTGGTTGGAACCTTCCGAGCATTCCCTTCTGTCATTAACCAGTTTTGGTAATTGGCGTATACCTGCTTACCCTTAGTGGTTGCCTGAATACCCTCTTGCTGAAGTTTCTTTAGTCGCATCTCATGCCAACGCTTCTCCTTCTCGAAGATAGCATCTTCCAGTATATCGGGTGCAATATTCTTGCCGCCTTGCTTTACGCTCACGTTACCATTGGAGTCAACCTGCACGAAATTACGTGCCTTCCTGACTTCTGCTATGCGTTTCTTTTCGGCGGTGGTTGCAGTCGCACCCTCGGTCATAGCCTTGGTGTAATCCCGTCTTACTTTCTTTTCCTCCTTCTCGTCTTTAATCTGCTCGGCAAGTGGGTAGAGTTCTTGCGTCTTCTTCTTGGTTTCTGTTTCATGTTCTACAGCTTTCGTTCTTGCCTGTATGCCACTTACATTGGCCCGTGCAATATTCAGTTCGACCTGTGCAAGTTCGGCTTGTAGTTTAGCTTGCTCTACAGGGTCAACTGCTTCATCGATCTTGTTCTGAATCTCGATCTTTCTGGCATTAAGCTTGTTTGCTTGCTCCAAACCAACTGCTTGTGCCTCCGCTTGTCGCTTCTGTAATGCGGCAACCTCGTTAGCAGGGAAGGCGGCCTGTATTGCTTCATTCCATTTATCTTGTGTTTCAGCGGACTTAAATGTTTGTTGAGATAACTTATTAAGTAACCCTATGCGGTCAGCTTGGTTCTTCTCCAGCTTAATCCTGGAGTCTTTAACCGCATCTGCTAATTCAATAATCTGCTGGTTGCGTTGCATCTGCTGCTCCTGTGCCTTGAACTGCTGCATACCGCTAAGTAATTTCATACCATCAGGAGTGAGTAGTGCTTTCTTATACACATCCACATCATCTACTGGTGCTTGGTCTCCTAATGCTTGTCGGGCAAACTTCTCGGCAATCGGTTCCAGCTTTGCACGTTCCTTCTTCTGCCTGTGCTTCTCCAGTACATCGCTTGCCGTTTGGCCTAAGTTCTGAAACGCCTGACCCCATGCCTGCCCTGCTGCCAGGATAGGTCGGGTGTCCACCTGTGCAAGTGGTGCTCCGTAATTCCCTGTGAACATTTGTCTAGCCATTGTGTCCTCCTTATGCGATACGGGTATCCATCCAGTAACGGATCATACTCTTGATTGTTGGCTTGTTGCTAATCCAGTTGGCAAACCTCTCACCATATTTGATATATAGATTGAGCAACCACTTTGGAGAGTCGGTCAGCATCCATGCACGGAACTGCAACCAGCGTGGATTATCTGAACCATATACTTCCCGTGCCACCCAACACATAAGTGCTGCTCCTCCTACTGTTCCTAATCCTTGGAAGAGTCCACTCATTGCACTACCTTGTGCTCCAGCTTGTGCCGCTGCAATGTTGGCTTGGTTGGTTGCTGCGTTCTGTATGTATCCCAGACCTGCTTCTGGGTTAAAGAATTGTGGGCCTGACTGCTGTTGTGTCTGCATTCCCATTTGTGCGAGTCCACCTGCTGCGGGTGCTGCTGAACTAGGTCTACCTAGAATCGCCATCATTGGGTCTGCTGCGGTCGATTGCTCTGCACCTAACCTCTGGAGTCCCATTGCCATCTCCTGCCCCTTCATGCCCATCTCAGAGCCAAGAATGGATTGTGCTTGTGCAAGGTTCTGTTGTCGGCGTAAGCGATTACCTTCTGTTACTGCTGTAGCTTCTCCAACCACTCTCCCGAAATCACGCATACGTCCTGTTGCGGCTCCAGCTTGTCGGCTTGCCTGCTCAACATCTCGTTGCTCTCTTGCTGATAGACCTTGTCCTATATTGCGTATTGCTTCACCCATTAGCATTTGGCGAGCAGTTCCAGTTTGAGCTAAGTTCCTATTCTGGTATGTAGATAAATCAGACAATGCACCACGAATGTCTCCCTGCTCACGGATTGCTTCTGTTGCCCGTGTGCCAAACTTCTCAACATCGGCAATGTCAGACTCCCGTTGCTGAGATGCAAGGTATGCCTGTGCCTGTTGCTGCATGGGAACCAACCCTTGGAACTCTTGTGTTTCTGGGTCGAATCCTGCTGTGCCGTATTTTGTTGCGGCGGCTTGTGCTTCCTCCTCTGACTTGCCTTCACTAATGGCTTGCTCATAAGCAGCAGGATCGTACTGCCGTACCTTTGTGCTGCCACCATATAAATCAAGGAGTCCACCAGACCTTGAGGCAATGGTGCCTGCCTCGCCAGTCCTTACTTCCTCTCTTGCAACGCCCCTTGGTTCATCAATGCGTTTCTGAAATGCAGCTTTAATTGCTTCTGGGTCATCGCCCTCATCAATGTACTGTAATAAACTTCCAGTGGATATATCTTGGTCAGTACCAGCAACAATCTTGCCGTCCTTCATAAGGTAGTTTTCGTATTGCTTACCGCCAAACGTACCTTCATCTTCACCCTTTGCGTAGTAGTAGCCACCTAGTTCGGCATCATCATACGGATCATAGACTGTCTCACGGATCTCGCCCTTCTCATCAAACCGCTCAATATCCCCAAGTAATCTCTGACCAATAAGATCAACTTCACTCTGTCCATATTTGGAGCGAATCCTCTTATCAATATCAGCAATCGCTTCGCCAAGTAACTGACCCTCTTGAATCAATCCCGACTCTTTCAATGCTGCCAGCAGGTCTGCACCAGCAGTCTCTTCACCAATCTTTGCTCCTGTTGCCATGCTTGCTTGTGCTCGCATTGCATCTGCCAACCCCTCGCCGTAGCTAGGTTGTGCAGGGTAATTTATGTCTCCGCCTCCCATATTAAATTCCTCTTAATAGTTGTTCTGTCTTGTAATAACGTAAAGGTTTGTTCTTTAAGTAGCGACTCCAACCAATATATGGCAACCTACATAAAGGAGTGAGGCTTAAGAATTTATCAAGGCATCCCTTCCCTACTGCGAACCGCACATAAAAAGCGTCTGGTTCCGCTACTTTCCACTGTGCGTCAGGAAGTCCTCCATCCCGTCTTACGGGTTTGCCCCACAACATGAAGTCGGGAGTGAGGAATACATATCCTTCGTGCATTGCATAATTGGCGATGTCTAGGTGTATGTCAATACCAACTTGCTCGTAGTATTGTTTCGCCTGTTCAAATATGGTCACTTGTTTAAGTAGATGATATTGTTGCCCCCAGTGATAAGACTTTCCAATCTGTCCCATCATGCACCACAAAACACGCAGACCCTGCGTCTCCATCTGTGCAGTACCCTATTCTCCCTACACTGCCCGATGGTGCTCCTGCTACAGTAAAAGTCTCTAAGGTAACCTCTGTTCCTGTGATAGAACCTCCAGTAATAGCAATGTTATTAGAGTCCTGCGTAGCTACGCTACCTAAGCCCAAATTGGTTCTTGCTCCCCCTGCTGTACTTGATCCTGTGCCTCCATTAGAGATGGCTAAATCCGAGCCATTCCAATCCCCGTTATTCACAGTGTTTTGGGTAGCTAAATCTCCTAAACCTAAGTTTGTCCTCGCTCCACTTGCTGTACTTGATCCTGTGCCTCCGTTAGAAACTGCTAAATCTGCACCATCCCAATCTTCGTTACTTACAGTGTTCTGTATGGCTAAATCCCCTAGACCTAAGTTTGTCCTGGCTCCTGCTGCGGTGCTTGCTCCTGTTCCCCCGTTGACGATAGACAGATCTACCCCTGACCAGTCAGTATTATCTACAGTATCCTTGGTTGAAAGACCCCCAAATGTGCTTGGGTCTAATGGAGCACCTACTGGTAATGGCATCTTAACTGACCTCTCTGCGTCCTAATTGTTCCTGCTGTGTTCCCGATAGACTTACGTACCTAAACTCTGGACTCCCTGCCGTTACGTCCACCTCAATATTGCAACTGTATCCACGTTGTCTTGATCCGTAATTCAACGCAAGGTCTTCTGTTCCTGTTGCTGTATATGATCCAACAGTCTTTGTAATGTCTGGGTCTGTGCTGTTGCACTTGATGGTAAAAGCATCACCAGACACAACATTGACTCCAAGCTTAACTCGCTGAAAGTGCTTAATTGCATTGGTTCCAAATGTGTAATTCCTTGTCTTTAACTTTGCAGTAATAGCTACTGTATCTGTCTCCGAATCACTGCCAACAGTCCGATTGGTATCATCCAGCCCAGCGTTTTCTTCCATCAAATACCACCCTGTCGGTAGTGTGGCAAAGAGTCGAATCTTCTGGTTGTAGATAATCTTCTGGAAGTTTTCAATCCCACTAGGATACGTGTCTTTACTGACCCATGCCTGATTGATGATGTCGTAAACAAAGACTGTGGTATTGCTGCTGTCAGTTGTCAGACGCACTGCTAAATAATACTTATTGTCATGGATCACTCCACATGCTGACTTCACTACCGATTCAGTGTAGTCGATATTATTGACCTGCTCCTGAATAGATTTACTCAGTGGCTCTGTTCCGCCTTGTAACTTACTGACAGTTAGACCCATTCCTGTAACGCTATCCTGTGCAGCCGATAAGGTCATCACACCCTCGTCACTTAAAAAGAAGATATAACCACCTCCTTGGGCTATTGAGCGTCTTGCTGCACAACCATACCTTGTGGTAATCGGATAGTTCTCACTGATCGAAGTGGCGTGAACATTGGTGAGCATTCGTATGCTCCTGCGATTAAAGACGATCAGGCTATTCTCTTGGTATGTACTGAATCCAACTGTCCAGTCTGCTGACCCCTGATTCATGTAGAACTCAGATTCAGTAGGCGTGACGTTGTTTGGTTCCAGTAAATCTGACCCTATAACTGTCTGTGCTCCTGTGACTGCTTGTGTCGGAGTGACCACATCAGGAGGTTGTATGCCCCATAGCCGATCACGAAAGTAAATGCCATAATCTGTTGAAGGGAACGCATCACCTGTTCCTGCACCTCCTGCTTGTAAAGTTGCTGTATTACTGAGACTGACAAACTGACTATTTACCACATCGCCTGTCGCAGTAATCGTTCCGTCCCACACCAAAGGTCTTGCCTTATATCTGAGGATGAACACCTGATTAAATCCCTGCACAATCGTAGGATTTGCCGTGCTATCTACTGTCTCACGAAATGTATGCTCACCATTTCCTTTTGTAGTAATATCAATCTGTGTGCCTGCTATCGCATCCGCATAGCTTGCCGCCAACTTAAACACAGTGTCAGAATCTTTTATGACATAATAGGTAGTGTTGATTGCAAGAGGAGATGGTAAAGTAAGGTCTGTTGTAACCTGCACAGCACTTCCTGTCTGTAAGCTATGTCCACCGCTCTTAGTAAATGTGTCGTTGGCTGTGCTTACGTCAGGGTGGTCAATGCCTACTGTGTAGTAATTAACGTACAATTGCTCGCTTTCATTCCAGAGAATGGCTTTGCGTCTTGTGGCATTAACGATCCACTCCTTATTCCCGTCATCTGGGTCACTATAAACTCCCGTCCCCCATACTTGGTCTGTGCCTGCATTGTAGCTATATGATGGTGAAATACCTGTGAGTCCTGCTTGAAAATCCCAACCTTTTCTGACTCTAGCTCGCTCTCCGTCCATACGCATGTCCTGTGCGTCCTGAACATAACCCTCACTCAAAGTCTCTGGCTCAAGGTAGCTATTGATACCCACGAAGCTTCTGTCCCCATCTCTTACGATAGGGTCATCCATCTGTCCGTATGTTCGGAACTCACTCACTTAAACCAATACCTTCCAATAATCCAAAGTAATCCCGCACCAATCAATGAGATCCAAAACATATTGCCAAGCACCCATATTACCGACTCTATCTCAGTCATTACCATGAGGTGCAACACCTCCTGTCATTGATGCGGCTGCTGGTCGTTTCAATCCCTGCACACTAATGTTCACACCAAACAATGGATTGCTGTGTGTGACGTGTGCTTTCTCCACGATCAGCATATTGTTCTCAATCTTGGCGTTGCTTGCCGAGAGAGACGTGCTGGTGATGTTCCCTGTGCGTGAATAATCAAACTGCTCAAACTCATATCCAGGTAGAGAGTTGATCGCATTATCAAGTGTAGAGCATCCAGTGAATGCAAATAAGGTCAGGCATAAGAGTTTCTTTTTCATGTTATACTATTATCAATTCGCTGTGCTTCTCGTCAAATTCAATCCGACTCGCTGGAACTTTCTTGCGTCTCGCATATTCGCTAATCGCCTGATCCAGTACATCTGTAGGTACAACGCTCTTAAAGCCTGTATGTGTCCCTACACGTACTCCAAGGTATACAAGGTATGCCTGCCATGACTTCATGTGTCCCTCAGCCATTACAGCATCCCTGAGCATGCCATCAGTTGCAGCATTGCCCGTTGTCCACCTTACTCTTAAATCATCATGTAAGTAACCAGACAATGGAAACTTCGCAGGGTTAATCAACCACCGCAAATACATTGGTACACTCGGCCCATCAGTCAACTTACCTGCTGGTACAGTCCAGATCGTTGCAGGGTCATCGCAATACTGGAACCGAACAGGCTCCAGTAATATCTGCCAATCACTACCTGCTAACTCTACGATACTAGGACTATCCAAAAATTTAGCCATGACTCTTGAGTTTGGATATAATGACAGCTAACTCCTGCTTTATCTCACCAAGTGTCCTTGATTGTCCTTCAACTAACTCGAATAGCTTATTGTTATTCTGGCGAATGTCGTCAATTTGCACACGCTGCACTTTAGTCTCTTCCTCCAGCTTACCAACCCTGTCATGGATCTTTTCACGAGATTGATTCGCAGACTCAGCACGTTGCGTTAATCCGACAACTTTAGTTTTAAGTTCGCCATAAGCCATAATCGCTCCTCCGATTACCGCCAAAGCACCGACTCCTGCGAATACTACATTTGCGTCAATCTCCATTATAGGATGTCAGGGTCTATGTAGTAAGCTGATTCAGGGTTACTGACTTCAGCTTGCCATTGTTCAGGAGTGTAAGCGGTGTATCCGTACAGAGTCGTAGGTTTATTGCCACAAAAACCAATGAGTCGCTCCGTGCCGCTTGCAACAATAGGTGGGTCAAGGATAACCTCACGACCGTAAGTGGCAGCAACTTGCTCCATGTTGATGTTATCGTATTCCGCTACAGGAACGGTGCAGTATCGTTGTTCGTCGCTCATAATTTATGTGGGTACGTCAGTTGAAAAGGTTGGGCCGTTGGTGAGAGTTGCAGTGTGACCATTACCAGATGAGTCGGTGATACTTGTGCCTGTGCCTTCCTCAAATCTTGTCCAGAGAACAGGTGAATAGGATTTCAGATCTGCGGGTGCACCACTATTGTAAATGGCAGTGACTTGTGCTGCTGATAATACAGAGGTAAAAATTGCCGCTTCATCTATTTTGCCATTTATGTATGAACCCGAATACAACCTCCCTATTTCTATTGCGGCATCGTCAGCGGTAATAGTTACCGCTCCTAATGTGTCTCGTAATATTCCGTTAACGTAAAACTTAGTTTCTACACCGCTTTCTATTGTCACTACACCATGATACCATTGACCACTGCTAAGTGTAAATGTAGAATTTATTACAGTTGAACCATCATAAATATAAAGAACATTGGTATCACGAACCATAAACTGCCAATTAGTTCCACCTACATCACGCTTATTTACCAACCCCTGAAAAACCCCAGTAGTATCTAGCTTAAACCAGCAAGAGATAGACATATCGCCTGTCACCCTATTGCTTACAGTATCAGGTATGGTAGCATAATCATCTACACCATCAAAGTCAACGGAGTAGGTATTGGTGAATGCAGTGATTGCACCTGCACTTGCCGCACTACTCCCCGTACTTATACTGGAACAAAGATAGGGCATTATGGTTTTTGATAGGCGATTACTTCACCAGCAGATAGAGTGATAGTAGTAAAGTTTCCTTCAATTATCATCCCTTTAGGCAGCGTCGATGGCCCGCCTGTCGTAATGTCGCCTGTAAGAGTAGTGAATGCTGTGCTATCACTAATGCTTTGAATTAAAACCCATTCGCCTGTATTTACCGATGTGTCTGCAATGACATCCTTGTAGCCATATCCGTTCCTTACCTTAACTGCTGTGCTCAT